CGCTCGAGGCATTGCCCCCAGAAGGCACCCTCAAGCCGCACCGGCGAAATGCCGTAAGGGATCAAGCCCCTCGGCCAACAGAACATGTGGTCCTGCCAGCCGAGCCTCGGGACCGACATCGCGCACATGACGCGAACCGGACCCGAGCCAGTGTCGAGCACGGCCGGCTTCAAGCCGGCCACGGGTGACGCCGCGCCCACGGCATCCTCCTATGGTTGAGGACCGTCAATCAGTTTTTAGGCTCAGCCAAGAGCGACGCGGGTGGTGACGTTGGCGTCTCCAGCCGAATCGACACCGCTCTCGCCCTTGCTCAGCCGAGCAGCCACCACGACGGTGTTGTTGCTGGCGTTGCTCGTGGCGTCCGCAGACGGCGTGACAGCCACCTGCAGATACCGCTTGCGGTTCTTGGTGCTGAGCTCAAACCGCGTCACGTTGACCGTGGCGGTATTGGCGACCGCACCGACCGTGTAGTCGGTGTTCTGGGCCAGGCCGCTGATCGCCGCATAGCTGCCGTCGGTGTCCGACTCCTTGACGCTGACCACGCTGGGAGCCGACGTGTTGGCAATCGACCGATAGCCGACGTCGATGCTGACCAGGTCGTACCCGAGGCAGTCGATGGCCACCGTGTGAGTACCGGCGGACGCAACGCCGGCCGCAGCCGACAGGCTCACCACGCTCTTGGTGTTCTGAACAACGTTCATGGTCTGAGGTACTCCCTAGTGGTGGTCAGGTTCAGAGACGGAGCGACACGACCGGGCCGGCGTTGGTGCCGTCGCCGATGTCGCTGGTGACGATGTCGAAGCGAACCAGACCCTGGATGTAGGTCTGATCGAACTCGATGTAGCGGTCGGTGCTCGAGCGGATCTCGATCTGCTGCCGGATCCCGAAGTGGGTCGCCAGCCGCAGCTGCCCGAACAGGGCGATCACCTGGTCGCTCGTCGGAGCCGTCCGCATGCTGTTGTTGAACAGCACCGGATAGCCCATGAACCGGACGTTGCCGACACCGTTGGCGACCTCGGCACCAGAGGCACCGCTGTGCAGCAGGAGCGGCAGCATGCAGGTGCTCCAGACCTGCGGCGTCACGTACCAAGCAGCGCCCGAGAGGGCGTAGCTCGGCAGCTTGCCGATGGTCTCGGCGAAGTCGTCGATGGTGAGGGCCGAGAGGGACGACTCACCGGAATCGTTTTCGCCGGCGAGCGACTCGTTCTCGAACCGCCACTGGATGCCACGGATACCGCCGTGGGTGCTCGTGCCGTCACCGGCAAAGCCAGCGTCGTCGATCTTCTTGCTGAGCGACAGGGCGAACTCCTGCGCGACCAGCGAGGCCAGATCGACCGCCGAGTCGGCGATCAGCGAGTTGGGCACGCGGGTCGCAACGCGGCAGTCCTTGGTGGACAGCATGACGTTGTCGAATCCCATATCCGACGCGGTCGTCTCGCTGTTGTCCGAGACGAAGTACGCCGTGTTGCCGCTGGTCCGACGCGGGATGTAGAGCGTGTTGCTCGACATCGGGATCACGTTGGCCTGCTGAGGAATCGCCGAGTACTCGTCAACCAGCCGGATGACGGTGGCAGCGAACGCCTCGGGAACAAGCACGCCGCCCTTGGCGTTGTCGTTGCTGGAGAGGGCACGCTTCTCGACGTTGCTCTCGTACCACGCACGGTCCTCGGCATGGCCGAGCAGGTAGCCGCGGATCCAGCGACCGCACGCCTCGGCATGGTCGCGGGTCTCAAACACGCCGCGGAAGCGGCCCAGCTGCGGAGCCTTGCGGCTGATCGCCGGGGCCTCAGTGGCCTCCACGGCCATCGGCTTGGCGGTAGCGGCAACCTTGCCACGCAGGGCGACGACCTTCTCGGCGATGGCCGTCTCGTGAGCAAGACGCTGCTCGAGCTCGGCCGCCTCGGCGGTGAGCTTCTCAACCTCGGCCACCTGGGCGTCGGTGCGGTCCTCGACCTTGGAAAGGTCGTCGAGCAGAGCCGCCACAGCAGCGGCACGATCCTGGAGCTTGTTGAGCGGCGTGGCCATCCTTGGCACTCCCTGGGTGGGTGACATCCGTGTCTGTCACTCAACCTAGGGCACCGACCGGCTCACTTCTGCGTGGTTGTTTCTACGATAGAACGACGAAAGACCCGCTCGGCTGCAATCAACGCCTTCTCTCGATGGCTGCAGCCGTTGCACTCCAGGTACCGCAGCTGCACGCGGTCGGACACCGGACGACTCGTGATCGTCCGCAGGCGGCCCGCTTTGCACCGCGGGCAAACGTCACCGCTGCTTAGCACGCATATAGCTCCTGAGACGTGCGGCACGAAGCCGCATGGACGCCGCCGCGATGTCGGGACCGACAACGTGTGGCGTCGTCTCAGGTGTATCCTGACTCGCAAGCCAGTCCTGGAACGAACGCATGGCCACCTGTGCCGTGGTGCTTGGATACGCCGGCTGCACGACCGGCCCAAGCTCGTAAAGATTGGCCGCCCGCACCTCGCGGATGGCGCGGCCGCTCTCGTCGGTGACAAAGGACTCGCCGCCCTTCTCGACCGAGAACGTGAACGACGCTCCCTTGACGTCCCGCCGCTGCACGAGCTCAATGATGTCTGCCCTGGTCGCTGGCGGGATCACCTCAAACCCGACGCCCTTCTCGTCGCTCCAGACCGTGAGCGTGCCAGACGACTCGCGGCCCAGCATGATGTTGGCGTCGTGGTTGAAGTAGCTGACGAGGTCGGCACGGCCACGCTGGCGGTTGAGCACCTTGTCGAATGCACCGGGCATCACCCGCTCCCGAAAGCCTCCCAGGTCTACCGACAGCCGGCCGTACACCACGGCGTAGCCACGGATCGCCGGCCGCCCATCGGCCCGCGTCTCCACGACAATCTCGTCGTCGGTCTCAAACTCAACGTCACGCCGCTCGATGATGCCGTCCATCACTGTGCTCCTATCTTGCTCGCGGTCCAGTTCTGCCACCTTGCGTTCTGACCATGCTTGCCCAGCGTCTCCCGACCACAGCAGCCAGGCCACAAAGCCGGGCGTCTCTTCGCCAGGGTCGTCCCAGCCAGGCCGACGGTCGGCCTCGTGTCGGGCGAACCACGCACGCATCTCTCGCACGTGATCCTCGGTCAGTTCCTGACGCTCGGCGATGATGTTGGCCCGGCGGACGGTCTCGGGCTTGAGCCCGTCGCCGCTTTTGCCGTCCTCGTGCAGCCGCAGGCCACGCTTGGCGGCATTAGCCATCGCTTCCGTTGGCGTGAGGTCAGCCATCGGCCTGGTCCTCGCTGGCGTCTGGCGTGTCGTCCTCGCCTTCGGCCACGTCCTCAACCATGTCGCCAGGCGTATCCTCGACTTCGCCCACCGAGTCGCCTGCGTTGACGGGCAGCGGCCCGAGGTTCTCTCGCCTGCGGACCTCCTCGACCGTCATCCAGCCATTCCGCAGGGCCACCTCGTACGCCTGGTAGCGGGTCGTGATGTCGCTCCGCAGCAGGCCCTCGACCAAGAACTCCGCGTAGAAGTCTTCCTGGTCGCCGATGATGTCTCGCTCAATGGAGCCCTCGATGCGACGCAGCCACGGCTGGATCGTGAACTTCTCAAAGGACACCATCTCGCTGGCGAGGTTGCCCCAAGTGGCACGGCCGAGCTCCTGCACCATGTGCGGCGGCATCCGCCAGATGCGGCACACGGCGAGCAACGCCTGCAGCCAGAGCTCGGCCAGTTGGCTTTCCTGGTTGGTGGCTGAGATGGTGTCGGCCTTGAGCCCGTTGCTCAGGATCGCCGTCTGCCCGGCCCGGCCCGGCCCGGCATGCCGCTGGTTCCACTGCTCCCGCAGCTGCTCGCGGGTCTCACGCGGCAACGCCTGGTCGGTGTGCAGGATGATGCCAGGCTGGGCGTTGTTGGCGTAGAAGGTGGCCGCGTACTTCTCGAGCGACCGGGCAAGGTTGATGGCGTCCTTGCCGAGCTCGACGGGCACCTCGCCGTTGATGCCATCCGTGCTCAGCCAGCGGACGTGCATGATCTGATCCGGTCGATACGTGATCTGTCGCCCAGTCCCAGGCTCACGGTAGATGTACGGGTCTTCGTGGCTTGCCCGTCGCTCCATGAAACCGGCGTGCAGAGGATGCAGCTCAGTTACGCTGCCGCGTACGCCTGGCACCTTGAGGTTGTAGGCCGCGCCGTAGAACGCGAGATGCAGGCACATCTGCTCGACCCACTCGTAGCGGGTCTGCCATGAGTTGGGCCGGCGTGCCAATACTCGATACAGCGGAATGTCAACGGCCCGCTCGCTGGCATCGTCTGACAGCCGGCGGTAGAGATGCAGCGGGCAGCTGGCGACCGTCTCGGCAACGATCCTGGCGCACGCGAAGTACACCCCGGTCTTCATCGCCGTTTCGGGCGTGACACGCATGCCGTGGTGACTGCCGAACTCAACCAGGTCGTCCCAGCGGCTGATCCGTGTCTCGAGCCAACGGATCTCGGGCAGGGTTGCGTTTTCGCTCATGTCACCAGAAGGCGATCTCTGGGAGATTCGCCGGCTTCTGCTCCTCGCCCATGTGGATGCCGCACGCCATC